TTAACAATGCCGTTTATCTACTGTTCATTTTTATGTAATGTTCATCTTTTAATATTGGGTTGTTATCATCTAATAATTTAACAAGTTCATAAACCAAAGGTTCGGTAATATTGCTTGCGTAAGTATGATTTATAGCTATCCCAAGTTTTACAATTATCCTTGCTCTAACTTCTGCTGAAACTTCTGACATTCTGAATACTTCTATTAAATCGTTCATATCCCTCCTTTAACAATGCCGTTTAAGTAAACAAGTATTCTTGTGATAGTCTTCTGGGTATTTCATAACTCTCCTATATATTGGGCGTCATGGCAGTTAGAATATACCCAATTCTTTAGCTGCCTTTGATTGCAATTCATATTCTTTAGTCCATGATTCTGGAACTTTAACTGCCCAAAATTCACAATACTTAATAGCCTTTGCCATATTATGATAATCAAGATGTGCAAACGCATTTTCCCCTTCATTAAGCATTGATAATTTCTCGTATAAATATGTTGGATGGTGGTCATCTTCTGTTAATATGTGATAACAAATTGCTCCGTACATTTTATCCTCCTTACGCCACATGACGCCGTTTATACTTGCTCTCCGTTCCTTTAATGTTGTGGGTGATGGGGTTATTTACCTTCAATTTCCATAATCATTTTTCCGATAACATACGTGCAAGCAGGGACTTGGCCGTTTCCGAGCATTTTAAGTCGGTGTATTGTCGAGGCATCCCCATTAACCATTCTACCCATTCTGGGTTCAGCCTCCCAGTATTTTTGCCAGATGTTATAAATTGTTTTTGTTTTCTTGTTTTGTAAGATATTTGTGTTGGCCATAAATGAGCATTGCCTACTTGGTCCCGCAGGTTGGCCGCTTTGCTCCTCCCTTTTCGAGATATAGTGTATTCCCTCTTTAATGCTTCCATGCTCTTTGGAGGCAAGCTGTCCATTGTGTTTGGCGTTGCAAATAATCCAAACCCTATCTCTTTTATGCCACGCCCCGAGAGCATGAGATGGAAAAGCCAACGTCCAGACTTCATAACCTTCCGCCTCCAAGTCAGAACATATAGACTCGAGTGCCAAATTGACGATTCCAAGCACATTTTCAACAATAATCCAGCGTGGTCGTAATTCAGCACAGAGTCGAAGCATCTCTGGCCACAAAAATCTTTCATCCAATTTTCCTTTTTGTTTGCCTGCAACGCTAAATGGTTGGCAAGGGAATCCCCCTGTAAGTATGTCGACGTGTTCAAGTTCTCCTCCTTTGAGTGTTTTAATATCCCTATATTTCTTTGATTCAGGATAACGTAATGCCAATATCTTCTGGCAGTATTCATCTATTTCACATTGCCAAGTAATATCCATCCCAGCAGCCATGAAGCCAAAATCGCCTAAACCACCACCACTAAATAAACTACCTAACTTCATTCTATCTCCATTCCTTTAACAATGCCGTTAAATAATCAAATGCTTTTTACTCTTAAAACAATTCTTACACCAAGTTCCTAAATAGTCATCTTCACCACGAAACCAAGATGTTTCTTCAAAGCATTTATAATAGAATCCGTGGTCAACAAATTCTTCACCCTTACGCTTACCTTTTTTAGCAATAAACCTTTGCTTGCCTGTTATTCCACATGATTTACATACACCATGCGATTGGGTGTGTACGTTTATTTTTATTTGCATATCACTCCTTTAACAATGCCGTTTAAGGTATTAGTGGATAAAGTTCCGTCATACATTTATCACACATCTTCATATGCCCATCATGCTCTGGACAACAATTAACCTTGTAATAAATATCCGCACCACATCTCTTACAATTAGTGGCTATTAATTTTTCTTCAAAGTTACCGCCAAAACAATCTTTGCCCATAACGTCCTTTAACAATGCCGTTTATACATATACAGATTCTTCATCCCATAAGATGCGCTGCTCATTTGGTGATTCAAAGTCTTTCGGATTCATAAGGCCTCCAGAGTTTTTAGAAGTTCTTGCATTTCGGGGATTGTCCATTTCTTCAGAGAATTAGCCCTTTGATTAAGAGCAATATATTCATACTCTCCAAGCTTTTCTTTTGTGAACTCACCTGCTAAAACAGGGTTCTTGTGCCACCAGAATATATGGCAACCGCTACACAAACAAAAGGCGTTTTTAATATCCCAGCGCACGGACATCTTATCTCTTGGGTGAATATGTGAACATTGAAGCTTTGAGTGTTCTACTACACCACAGTTACGTTCGCAATAGCCCCTACTACGAACTACTCTTGAAAATTCTTTATCAAGCTTGGTCTTTAACGACTTCTTTGTAATCTTTTTCATTAGGATCGGGAATTGAGCAACCTAATTCTTGCGCTGCCCACCTTTGTATTCTTTCTAAGTAATTCTTAAATTCGAGAGTAGTTAGTCCAGTAGTGCTTGTTTTTCCTGTGTGCTTTAGAAACTTAAGCTTTAAGATATCGTGCGCTTCTTCTACGTCATAACCTAGTTCTTGAGAAATAATGTCTAAAACCACTCCAAAGTAATACTTGTTCTGTGGGTTGCTTCTTAGTGTGCTTGTAAAAAGAAACTTACATTTCGGACAGATCATTTTATAGTCTTCATTTTGTTCCAAATAACCGCAAGGTCTAAATCACTTAATCCTTTTAAATTCTCAGCAAAGCCTTGATCTATGCGCCAAGCCTTAAAAGCGTCTGGTGTCTTGAACTTTTCTTTAGCGAGCTTCTCAACGTGAGGCATCATGCTATTGTCTTCGGTTAATACTTTAGGTTCTTCTTTCTTGCTTGGCATAGAAGCATGGTTCCCATCATCATCGTCGTCCGAAACTAGTCCAAGGATAGCAGCATAAGCATATCTCCTCGAATACGTGATGCACGAACCACGGCCTTGTGGGTCATCTTTAGTAGGCTTGAGAGTAAGCTTAGAACTTAGAAATTCACCACTATTATGCATTAATATAGTAGTTACTGCCCCTTCATCTTCACAAAGTTGCGATACTGATAACCCACTTTTAATTAATGCTTCTTTGCTCATAGTGACTAATTGGGTTAATGTAGCATACTTAGATTTAAAGAACGGATTTGAAGCGTCGAATCCGATTGTCTTTACATTTATTTGAAACAGAAGTAATGCTTTTGCTAATTCAGCTATTGATTGACTTTTTTCCATTATTCCCTCCCCATATCATAAAGGGCTTCTGCCCTATCACAATCTTCGGTAAAATCCTTAAGAAGCTTTGCATCAATAATTGCTTTTTCTTCTTTTGATAAACTATCATAATTCTCTGGCTGATTATCTATCATATAATCACATAAAGCATCTTTCCATTCGCTCATATTTCATCCTCCTTATAAAAACACTTAAAACAGCATTTGTGTTTATGGTTATATGATTCTTCATAGACCCTACCTTTACAGATTGTGCAAAAGTATTCATCATAACCACGATCTTCGCTTAACATGACATTGCCATCTACTTTATTTAATGCGTGTGTGAGTTGATGAAGTAAGCTTTTCATAGTCCCTCCCTACAAGAAACATCGAATCCTTGGTTTTTTAACTGATCATAAGCTTTTTGAAGCTCTGGCGATAATCCTTTACAATCGGCATGAGCTATCTTACAGCTTGAGATAAGCATAATCCCTGCCAGAAGCATACAAAAGCCCACCATGATGGCATTATGCACGATTGAAGGGCTTTCTTGAAGCGTGTCTGGCTCACTACCCTTTAATATCTTCCTTACATTTCGTATTGCTTTTGCATCATTGTTTCGCATTGGGATATTTGAGTGCATATTTATTTCCTTTTTAACCAGTTTTTTATTAACGCTGTGAGTATTTCCTTAATTGTCTTTCTTTCTTTTGATGCCTTAATCTTTACCATTGCGTGTAAATCTTCATCTACATCTATAAGTATTCGTTTATATTTCATATCCAACCTCCTTACTTACAAGTATACGCATAAATGTACAAATGTCAAGGAAATAATTATAATTTCCCTTTTAATCCGGTATGCTTCTGGTTTGACAAAACAACATCAGCTTTGCAAGAATTAAAATCAGCAGTTCCTAATGTTCTTCTCGACGGTGATATCTTACCTTCGGCTTTCCATTTATGAGTTTTTGGTATGATGGTGTGTTTACGGCGTTTGCCACGAGATTTAATTTTTAAGATACATTTAAGCATTCTGGCGACACCATGCGCTGTTGTTTCTTCTTACATGATGGTACACAAGGTAATCGAAATATTTAAATTCAATCCCTACTTCGGCCATTCTTTTCCATAGATTCCAATCGTGGCACTTAGTGCCTTGAAATCCTCCGGCCATTTCCCAAGCACGTTTACGAAAGAAACTACCGGCAGGAAGGCGATTGTGCCTTTTAAAATATGAAGCCGTAACCGGCCGCTGTTCGCACAGGTCATATTCCTTCCTGCCAAACCAACACCTCTTATCTTCTGGCGGTACGTGGCCTGATATGTGGAACTTGTAGTGAGCAACTCCGGCCACTATGCCTTCGTGAACTTCGGCGATCATTTTAGCGAGTCCTTCAGGATAAAAGTAGTCGTCATCACAGAAGCAACAGACCCATTCAGTATCAACAACATTCTTTATTAAATAGTTGTAGGCCTCTGGAATTGATAGTATATAAGGGAATTTTCCTATTTTGTTATAGCTTCTTATACACTTTCCGTTCCAGTGAACAATAAGGTTATCAAATAAACAGCCATCTAAATAGGTGCTATTTAGCATCTTTTCAAGAAGATTCAAGTCTGGATTATGTGTTGTGCAAACAAGGGTTATTTTTTCCATTTACCAACCCCACAGGAATATAGTGCAGTTAATTAAACTTAATTTAGGCTTATTGTTTTCTAACCAAATACGCCTTAATTCTTTTGTTCTCTTTCTTTTCTCGTATCCTTTAAAATACTTTCTTGTTTGATATCCGCCCATTACTTGTACACCACTGAAATTCCAATTGACCTATTGTCAGGGTTTGACTTGTTCGGACCGAAACAGTCACAAAGCATCATCGTACCTCCAAAGGTCTTCATCTTTTCGCCATTGGCTTCGAGTTCTTTCCTGAAACGAATACATCCTGACTTGTGATCTCCTGGGCCTTCGTCTAAAAGCGTGTCGTGTAATAGAATTATCCCACCATTCACAACCTTTGGTGCGAATCTTTCATAGTCAGCTTTAACCATGTGATACCGGTGATCTGCGTCAATATGAAGGAAGTCACATTTATCTATTTCAGCTATTGAAGAAGGCTGCTCTTTAGTTATAAAAGCAATATCTGGACGTCTGTTATGAAGCTCTTCTATTACCGCGTCAAGAACAGGATCTATTTTAATATCAATAAATCGTGAATTTTGCTTCTGGTGCACCGAAAAGCTGTGAGTATAGCCACACCGTACCACCGAAGCATGAGCCTATTTCAACCATGTTGTCGAACTTGCGATTGCCTAGCTCTGTGACTAACTGCTCAAGTTCATCCAAAGACTGAAGGATTCCACCATGTTTCACGGGAAACAATTTGTCGTACGTCATGATTAAATCATATAGATTTGCCATATTACCCTTTCATTTTAAAATATCCGTAAACAACTATTCCCAAGAGAATGGCACATACAATAAGGCCACCATTCCCATCTCCTTCCTGTGATATTGGTTGCCAATCAGCTACGAGCACAATTCTCCTTGTACCATTTAATTGTATTCAACAAACCATATTCTAAATGAATCTTCGATTTAAACCCAAATGCTTTATAGGCCAGTTTAACATCTAGGCCACAACGAGGCTTTCCATCTGGCCTTGCGGAGTTCCATACTACAACACCTTTGAATTTAGCGTAAGTACGGATCATTTCGACTAAAAGCTTCATTGGCGTTTCTTCACCTGTTCCGATATTCACAGGTTCGGAGCTGTCATATTTCTCTGTAGCTAATATGATTGCACGAGCACAGTCTTCAACGTGTAGAAACTCTCTAGAAGGATTTCCCGTTCCCCAAACCTCTACTACATCTTTCCCTTCTGTGAATTTTCGTATTAAGGCTGCAACAACGTGAGAGGTTTCAAGATCAAAGTTATCACCAGGTCCATAAAGATTGGTTGGAATGAGATAAATACTATTAAACCTATATTGCTTGCGATATGCGTCACCCATAACCAAAAGCATTTTCTTGGCCAAAGCATACGGGGCTACGGTCTCTTCTGGGTAACCTTCCCACATTTCTGTTTCCTTAAAAGGTGGGTTTAAGTGTGCTGGATAAAGACAGCTTGATCCTACATTGACAAGCTTTAGAATACCAAATTGCCTAGCTTGTTCCATTAGGTTTATTCCCATTTGCATATTGTCGTAAAACATCTGTCCAGGACGTGCCTTGATATCTCCTATCCCGCCAACGGTCGCGGCGCAATGGATAATGCAATCAGGATTAGTGTTTTGTAAAAGTTCTCTCACATGAGAAGATTCTCGTAGATCGTATTCCTTATGCGAGCAACCAAAGACATTTGGACATTTCGTTTCTAATTGTCTAATAACCTCCCTTCCAAGGAAGCCTGACGAACCAGTAACCAATATTCTTCTGTTTTTAAGTTTTATAGTTGGGATATCGTCTTGGCCATTTTGATGGGCTCCTTTGCCAGTTGTTAATACTAATTACACATTGGGGTTTAAAATGTTTGGCCCAATAAACTCCTCTGAATAAAGGAGTATCATGTTCCATAACAGCACGATGTACAGGGCCATGGTCCGAGGATTCTTTTGGTGGCAAGAGCAGTGATCTAGTACGGATCCTTTCTCAATAATAAAATTAGATCCATAGAATTGCGCTCTCATAGACCAATCGTATAACACTAAGCCATCGTCTCGTATTTACAGTCAAACCCTCCTGTTGCTCCCATTAGCTGTTTAGAAATCAAGCCATTCATATACAAGCGAAATGTAGAGGTATATTTGGATGTCTGAAGTCTCCGTGAAACCACGCTGTATAGTACCAATCTGTAAGCATCCACTTTGACCAATTATCGCTCTCGGTATATTTACAGACCACCACTGTTTTATAATCGAAGCCATTCCTGCAAAGAGTTTGCCATGCTTTATTCATAGTGTCTGGATCAAACTTACAGTCGTCCGTGGCAAATGAAACCCATTCAGCTTTAGCAGCAATCCAACCTAATTGAAGCGCACGAGAAGGACATCCACAATCTTGTATCAACTGAACTTCGCCTCGATAATTAAGATTCATTTCAGGAAGTTCATAAGGACTAATAAAGATTATTTCAAAGGATCCATGCCAACACATTAAAAACGAATCGTAGACAGTTTGGTACATTTCAGGACGTATGCCTGGCACAACAAGACTTATTTGCGGTGTCATTTAAACCTTTCTTTCCAAATCTCTGGTGTCTTTTCCCAATTATCCAAAGGAATCTCTATGCGATCTTCCCGTTCTTTCATAAATCTTTGCGAAGTTTCTTTAAATCCCTCTTCATTGCTCAGTTAATTGGCCCATGATCCCCGGCATTCCCGGGCAAATGAGAGCATTTAAACATTGGATGATTCATTAAAATCATCTCTGCGCCTGCTGCACACGCTCTTATGCCAAGGTCTGCATGCGCAACGGTAGTGCAGTCAAAGTTCTGCGCATCCCATCCTCCGAGTTCAAGCATAAAACTCGCGTGAGATAATTCCACAATTAAAAATTAGATTTTCTTGAGGCACTCCTGGAAGTCTGTACGCCTTATGATACTTAAACTTGTAATAGTCCTTAGATTCCATATTTACGGGGTTATTTCCTTCAAGGTATTTACCAACTACAATTTCTTTACCACTTAGAATATCCCTGTCATTTACCCACATTAAACTTTCAAATGCCATGTCTAATGCACCTGGAAGAAATACTCCGTCATCCGCGGCCCACGAAATATATTCACCCTCGGCCATCATTAACCCTATCTGTTGACAAGCACAAGGTGATCTATAAGAGCATCTATATTGAAGGTTAGGCGCACCAAACGGTGAAGCGTCAGGCCCTACGAAGATAATCTCCCACTCACCTTTGAAATCTACGGAATCGTAAAGCTTCTTCCAGTTGGCAGTTCTAATTCCCGGTACGATTATGCTTAATTTCATTTTTTCTCCCAACGCCCTTGTGGACCAGCTGGCACAGTGAAAATATTGTTGTAATTAAACGGTTGATGCGGCAGTAGCCTAACAGGCTATACAGTTCCATGTGTCAACGTCTTTTCGTCGTAAGTCCCGTAACCTTCCTTGACCCAACATTCCTCTAAATATCTTCGGTCGTTTTCGTATCCTGTGCGGAAAGAGTTTTTTCCTAAGCGGTATTTTATTTTATTTATAAAACCACCATGAACTTCCTCGTGATTAAGGTAAACTCGTGATTCTGGGATATTTTCTATTACAGCACCTTTTGACAAGGCTGTCATAATAATGTCATTTTCAGCTTGACCCGAAGTAAACTGGCGATCATAACCACCACATTCCCAAAAAAACTTCCTATTCATAAAAGCCATTGGACACATCACTGGTGTGTCTTTACAATTCCTAAAAAAAACAATGCTCACTGGTAACATCTTTACTATTTTCTATTGTTGATTGAGTGTAGATACATTGAGTCGTTGATTTTTTATAGGCATCTAAAATAATGTCAAGAGCATTTGGAGCGTAAAACAGCATCATCTGCCGTCCATCCAATTAATTCACCTTGGGCCATGTAGCTTGCAGCTGCATAGCATTGTGTTGGCTTAAAAGGACACCAATAATACCAAAGATTACGTGTTAATAATGGAAGTCCTTGTGGGCCTACAGCAATGATTTCCCAAGAACATTTATTTTCTTGCAAAGAATCTACCATACGCTTCCACCATTGAGGACGATTTGAACTCATAAATAAACTAATATCCATTAAATCATTCCTTTCAAGACATCCCAAACTTCCGAAACTGTGATGTCCTTAACATTTGGTTTATAAATTAATTTAGGCAACACCATTCCTTCACGAGATTTCTCAACTTCGTATGGCAAAAAACGTCCTAAGCGTTCTGAGCCAATACAAACAGACGGCACGTCTAAGGCACAAGCTAAGTGAATAGGTGCGGAGTCGTTAGCAATAAGTAGTGTGGAATTATTTATTCTATTGATAAAGGAAATTAAGTGCGTTTTGCCAGTCAAATTCATTACATGGCTTGGTAAATTCTTAATTGGCCTATCATTACAAACTGTTATTGTATGTCCGTATAATAAGTGCATGAGTTTGATAAATTTCCATAGAGGCCATTCTTTGCGCTTACGAAATGAGCCTGGACAAATAACAATATTTTTAACAAGATTATGCCTTGGAATTTGAGGAATGTGCGCGGTTAATTTTGGCGCTGTGCTTTTAAAGGTTGCCCTGCCAAGCTCACGTAAAAAATCAGCATTGCGACTTAATTCATGAACGTGAGGACGCATCGGAATTGAGCGTGTAAAGTAGTTTTGTTTCTCAATCGGAAATGAACCCTCGCAAACAATCTTAGACGTTGCGCCAGAGATAGCAACTATTGGTGGTTCGAGCGTGAACTTTACTGAATGACGGGGACAGATCACAATATCAAATCCTTGCCTGCGAATGAATAATAGAAATTGTAAACGATACCATGGATTCAAACGGAACTTCATTGTGTCTAGTGGTATAACTTCGTCCCAATATGGAAGCGACTTGGCTAGGTCGTACCAGTTTCCGTTAACTAAAAGCGTCAGGCGCTTACCGTGATAAAGCTTTCGATATTCTTTAGCGCTGTCTAACCAGAGAACAAAATCACCCAATTGATCTAGGCGTAAAATAAGAACGTCGTTAAAGTCGGACGGCGGAGTAAATGAAACTGCCCAATTGAATGCTGAGACGTAAAATTGTTTAAGCTTGCGAATCATTTAATTTTACAATCCTAACTGTTTTTCCCGTAGAATTATCTTTAACTTTCCCACATTCAATTAAAAACCCATCTCGTATTAATTCTGTGATCCTTGGCCTAACGTAGTTCATATCTAGTGTTCCTAAGGCATAAGCAATCTCTCTATCTGTGAAAACCTTTGTCAAGCCCCCTTCATAAACTTCCATTATCATACGCCTGCGTTCTGAAGTGTTTAATCCGTGATAACATTCTATTGAGTTATCATGAACGTTTTTCATCTAACCTCCTGAAGGTTTCTGCTTCAATAATGGTTGTTATTTTTTGTGCTTCACTATATAAGTGGTCTAATTCGTCTTGAGTCCAATCCGCCCAATTAATAATTCTAGGATCAACAACTTCATAAAAATATGGCTTGTCTTTTGCGGTTTTAGTGCAGTTTAGTTTTTGCGTGCAGATTTTAATGGCGTGTGAATGAATAAACATTTTATAAACCAGGATAAACTATCTTAATAAGTATCTTCATGGAATTTGGCACTTTTCGTCCCATTTCCCATCCTTCAACAGTTCTATGGCTAATACCCAAAGCAAGTGCAAATCTTCGCGTGCTTAGTTTATTTGCCTTACGATATTTTTTTATGTGGTTGTTCATTGGGTATATATTACCATAACTGCGTAATACGTGTCAAGCGTAATTCAGATTATTTTACATTTTATTTTTACAAACAGCGACGGATATAAGAAATCTACACAAGAAAAGTAAAATAAATGAAATAATTTGATAAAAAAACCTATACCTAAGTATAATTTAATCAAGTCTTCTTTTTGGTATATGACTTTAAAGATAAACCAATCGTTTGTTAAACGGGAGTCACTGAAGTGATAAAAGCCAGATATAACCATTCAGCCCGGACTAGGATAATTCAAGGTTTGTAGCTCACAGGATTTATCTAAAAGTTTTAAAAGCTAACCAAACGAACACTAAACAAGCTTATCTAGGTATCCTAGGAAAGAGAGTTTAGTCTGGCGATTTAAAGATAAAAACTTTAAATGTTCTAAGGTTAGCCTTAAATATATGAACGACACTCTCACCGAACCATCCATGCAAGCCAAGCCTATTGTTTACGGCTCTGGTATTATTGTTAAAAACCTCGACGACAAAATTTTAATTACGGTGCAAAACCGAACCCATCTAAAAGATGGGAATTTCACATTGGATGCTGAAGTTATCCATATTGAAGCGGGTCCTGGAATTAAAATATCCTCTAAAGCAAAAGATACTTTAGTTATCTCTTGTGATCTTATTAAGATGGAAGAACGTATTTATGATTTTGAAAAGCGCGTAGAGTTAATTGAGCGGGTTTTTTCTCGTTTAATGAAGGATGCGAAAGAAGCGAAGAAGTAATGCACATCCCTTGGCACAATTTAATTATTCTCACAGTTGTTGCGCTCTTTTATGGGCGCATAATTAATTATCTTCTGGTTGTTGATGACCTTACTCAATTTGAATTAATGAAAAACGGACAGAAATGTGATCTTAAGACTGCGGGGTTCGTTCGTTGGATTAAATACAAGCTTTACGGGTTTGGCGGGGTGTTTGGTGTTGATTTTACAAATGCACAAACGCAACGCAGGTCCATCCAATTAGATCATGCGTTGACTTTAGGATTACACGCTCTTATTTGTTGTTTAATCTACGAAGTTCTAGGGCATAATGACATTTCCTTTTGGGCGGCAATTCTCTATGCAGTCAATCCCATTAATCATCAGACAGCGATCTGGTCTAACGGCAGGAGATACACCATAAACATCATAATGGTGTTGGCCATGATAGCCTTACCTAAGCCCTGGGGACTTCTGGCGTGGGTTTGTACACCCTTCTTACACCTTACGGCCGTGTTTGCACCTGTAATGCTTGGTTGGAAATATGCCCTGGCAATTCCAATCGCAGGTGCAATAGCCTATTATTGGCAGTATAGAGATTATCAGATGCGGATGGGAACCCAAAAGTCGGATGAAATGTTAAACTGGAAGCCTACAAGATTGATCCCGAGCGTTAAATTGTTCGGGTTTTATTTTGTCCGCTCGTTCTGGCCAGGGCGCGTCATGATGGTTTATCCTCACCTCTACTTCTGGGGATTAACAAAAGACGGGAATAAAGATGCTCACCATATCAATGCCAAATTCGCCAGAGGCGTAATTGCGATGCTCCTTTCTGTTGTGGGATTGATTTGTTTGCATGGGCAAGAGCGCCTCTATTTAGTTTTCTCAATTTTATCAATTGTTCAATGGTGTGGATGGTTGATGTGCACACAACACTCCTGTGATCGTTATACAAGTTGTGCCACGCCGTTTATGATGTACCTCGCAAGCTATCTCTCATTTACCTATCTAGGGCATTTTGCATTACCTGTCATCCTTTTCTTAACCGGTCTTTATATTGCTGAATTAAACGTGGTTATGCCAATGTATAAAAGCATTATTTCATTCCATGAATTTCACAATCACTATTATAAAGATAATATTATAAGCCGCTCGTCGATGGTACATGGCATGATGGGAGAGAAGCAACCCATGCAAGCCTGGTATCACATTGTTGAGTCTTTAAAGTATCATCCACATGATATGCGCATGAATTTATTAGCTGCTGAGATATGTTTGTGCATGGCGGATAAGAATGGTGCGCAGGCTCATTTGTCGATTGCGGTTAATAACTGCTACGAAGGACAATATGAATGCCAACTTCCCGCATTCCAAGATTTGCAACGTAGAATAAATGCGCCTACTGTTTTTCCAAATGAACCAAGACCAAAGAATAAGTACGATGGCGCAGGGAATAAAAAAGAAATGGCGCTTGTTTAATGTTGGTATTTATTGGATTAGTTATCTTTGCAGTTGCGCTAGAACACTTAGGTAAAATCATTCAAGAGAAATGGAATATCAAACATGCCGATGGTAACATTGCTTCAAGTGGTTCAAAGAACTGAGGACAATAAAATACTTATCAACCATTCGTTGCCGAATCCATTGATTGCTTTGGATTTATTATTAGAAGTACAGAAAACACTTATTCATCAAGCTGGACAGGTAATGGAGCTCAAAAAAGAATCAGCAATCATTACGCACCAAGAAGCGTTAATAACTTAGGAGGCAAATATGGGGGTACGAATAGGCGGTTCAATAACAGGTGGTTTAACAAATGATGCAGAGGTACACACAGACAACCTTCAAGGTCTTGAGAAGCTTCCGCAGGCCAATGGTGGCGTTCCAGCCATAGTCACAAGCCACATGACAGGTAACAACAAAGAAGGCATTGTTGGTGGGATTGATAATAGAGGCATTGATAAAGATGGAGTTAAAACCGATTTTCATAAAAGATAGGAGTTAATATGGGAAGAGAAAACAACGGCGTACCATCAAGAGTTACGCATAATGCAGGTGCAGGTTCAGAGAATCGCGGTGGTAGTCAAGCCGGCAAGATGGGCCAAGAAGGCGGCTTAACACCAGTAGGTGGCGAGCAAAATGAATCATTAGTAAGCCAGAATATGGCTGCAATTACAGGTGCTAAAGGCTCAAGAGGCACTGAGAAGGACAACGGAGGGGTTGGTACCATGGGTGGTGGCACTGAACCAGAAGGTTACTTTGGAGATAAGCCGTAATGCCTGACGCATCTTCTATTTCTTTAAGTGGCAATAGTTTATTACAAACCAAGTCCGACAACCTGGATGTAAAAACTCGTGTTATCCACAAGATGTGGGAATACATTGACCAGAACTTCCATAAGTTCTCCGATAACAACAAGGTTAAAGTATGTTTAGCTCTTGCTCAAAAGGATATGCCGACTCAATTAGACGGTAAAGTAAGCGAAACTATCATCAATATTATCAAAGCTGGAATACCAGAAGATAAGCCTAAAGAAAGCATTGCTGAAAATGGCCGTAGACTATCAATTAACTGTTAAACAAACAACAGCTCTTAATCACCTTGAAAGCGATGAGAATTGTTCCGTTCTTTATGGCGGAGCAAAAGGTGGTGGTAAGAGCTATTTACTATGTGTTTGGGTTTTCATGTGGGCATATCATTTGATTGAACTCTTTGGAATAAACAAGATTGATTATCCTTTACCTATTGGGTTCATAGGCCGTAAACAAGGTGTGGATTTCTCAAAGACTACGTTTGAAAGCTGGAAGCGCATAGTGCCTTCACAGTCTTATGAGATAAGAGAACAAGATCACGAGATTATCATTGCAGACAAGGTCAAGATATTCTTTGGTGGTTTAGATAACCAAGAGGTTGTTAATAAGTTCAATAGTGCTGAGTTCGCTTTCTTCGCAATAGATCAAGCTGAAGAGACCGGAAGAGGTGATTTAGCAGTTCTTCAAGGCTCACTACGATTAACTCATAATGGCAAGAAACCACCTTACAAGAAGTTTTATAGTGCTAATCCAGCTGAATGCTGGCTTAAAGATGATTTCATAACCAATCCGAAAGCGAAACACTACTATGTACCTGCTCTACCTTCTGATAATCCTCATCTGCCTGACGATTACAATCAGACCTTGATAGATGCTTTTGGATTTGATCCTGTGCTGCTCGCGGCATATAAGGATGGGGACTGGGACGCATTACAACCGCGGCAAGCTTTAATAACGCAAACAGCTCTTGGGATGTTGCCTCATCAGCCCCAAGACAACTTCTTTAAGCGTAAGATAGTAGCCTGTGATCCTTCATTAGGTGGTGATGAATGCGTTGTTTACTTTATAGAAGATTACGAGATTAAAGACACCAAGTACATTAACTCAAACGATACGCACGTTATAGGCAATGACTGTTGTATCTTCATGACCAAACACACATGCACAGACTTTGTGGTTGATGCAATAGGTATTGGTAAGGGCGTTGCTGATTACGTGCGTTCTGCTGGTAAGAAGGTCCAAGAGATTATCTCATCTGCTAAAGCTAAAGACGAATATCATTTCTCAAATGTGCGTAGTGAGATGTGGGCTTATGTTGCTAAGCGTATTAATGAGAAGTCAGTTGTTTATCCACAAGATGAGAAGCTCAGACAACAGTTATGTGCAGTTAAATACAAGGTAGGCTCTAAGAAGTTTGAACTTGAACCAAAGACATTAACCAAGCAAGCATTAGGCTGTTCACCTGATCGCGCTGATTGTTATGTCTATGGTATATGGGGAATGAGTCAAATAGAGTTACATGTGCTTCAAGTCAGCAAAGGAATAGAGATTGCGAAGGGCACCAATTATAACCCGTTAGAGGTTAAACAACATGAATCACGTGAAGTTGGCTCTTTTAATTAACGATGTTTTTGACAGCGTAGAACGCTCAAAGATAGGTAATATCTATTGTCGTAAAGAAGATGGATCAGTGCTCACAACGCCTGAAGGCACACCTTACGCGAATATGGCTGCTGTGAATATGTTTAGTACCATCCTTCAAACAGTTCTTATTAAAGACAAGGTAATCTATGAAGAATAGAGCAACGATACCAGCTCCACAAAACATTAAGCGCCGTGAAGCATACTTACTCAAGAATGCTGATACGCTACCTAAGATCTATGTTCAAGCTCAGCTGCTTAAGATAGCTAAAGAACGTGCTGAGAAGAAGCTAAGATGGGATGTACCTGATACACGTTTAAAGACTCAAGATGAGCGCATGGAAGAAACAAAGAAGACCTTTGAACCTATTAAGCCTAAGAAGTCATTTATAGAACGCTTAAGAGAAAGATTAAAATGAAACTAAATTGGCGATGGATATTAAATAATAAAGGTTTTGGTGGTGGTGGAAGCACACCTTCAGTACCGGCTGCTCCTGCTATTGCTCCAAGTCCTGTACCTACTGAAACAACGCCAGGCGCTAACCTTGAAGGCAGGCAACGACAAGTAGCCATGCTTAAATACGGTTCTTTGAGTACCATTACAAACGCTGGTGGTGCATCTGGCATCACTGGCACAGGTCCTGACATGTATCCTTCAATGACCGCAGGTACACAAGGTCGTCAAACTACAGGTGGTTCATGAGTAACCTACAGTTAATGAAGAACAAAGACAATGCAGCGATAAATTCGCAATTTAAACCAATGAAGTGGGCTGCTCCTGATGGGTTTGTTGATAGATGGCCATTCCAAAAGCGTCAGAATCAGTTATGGATTGAAGGCATGAAGTGGTATCCAAGATGGCAGGATCAAGCTAGATACTTGAATCCAACGAGAGGATTTTTCTATTATGGAATACCTGACTACGGTCCACCTCTCGATCATGGTACGCTTATTGATTCTCATGTTCGTCGTTGTATTCGTGATTTTGCCTGTGGTATGCAATCGGGAATGACCTCACCTGCAAGGCCTTGGTTTAAGCTTGAAGTCCAAGATAGAGACTTAATGCGCTATACACCAGTTAAATTGTACTTTGAAGAATGCGAGAAGCGCTTACTTAATATCGCAGGGCATTCAAATATCTATGAAGGATTCTATAATTCGTATGAAGAGTTAGCGACCTTCGGCACTGCCTCTTGGGCTATCCTGGAAGACTCCATGGATGTGTTCAGGGCTGAGAGTTTTACCATTGGCGAATACTTCCTAGGTTGTTCCCCAGATGGTCGTGTCAACGCATTCACACGTTCCACGTGGAAAACAGTATCTCAGATAGTGGAGGAATATGGCGAAGAAATGTGCAGTCCGACAGTCATCTCAATGTACTACAACAACCAGTCAGATGCGTGGCGTAGGGTCATCCAACTTATTGAGATCAATGATGACCGCATACCGGACTACGAAGATTTCCATCACAAACATACGCGTGCTATTACGTGGGAAGATGGTTCCCAACAGAACTTATACCTCAAGCTAGAAGGTTTCAATGAGTTTCCAAATATATGCCCCAGATGGCAACCGCGCACAACACACGACAATTACGGCAACGGGCCTGGAGCTGATTTCTTAGGTGATGTACGCATGTTACAAATGATGCAAAAGAAGAAACTCATTGGTTTAGATAAGGTAGTTGATCCTCCTTTACAGGCTGATTCAACGATTGGAGAAGTCACTACGTTGCCTGGTGCGGTCACGAGGTTCAGTTCTACGACACCAAACGCAGGTGTTAAGCCATTATACCAGGTTCAGATTGATTTGAAGGCTATACGCGAAGATATCATGGAAGTTAAGCAAGCCGCAAATGAAGCGTTCTTTACTGACTTATTTAAGACAATGATTAACGATGACAGGCCTGGGATTACAGCTTATGAGATAGCTGAGAAGAAGGCTGAGATTATGAACATGTTATCCCCAATTGTGAATAGTCTCAATAATACTCAGAACAACCCTGCTGTCATGAGGATGTACAATATAGCCCGTAGGATGGGTGCTTTGCCTAAGATGCCTAAAGAACTTACAGGTCAGAAGCTTCAGGTTAAGTATATATCTATACTGACTCAGGCTCAAAGGATGATGGGTCTTCAAGGCATTCAAGAGACTTTAGGCTTCTTTGCACAGAATGCACAGATATTCCCAATGATGATTGATAACGTAGATCAAGATAACATTGCCCGGGGATACATGGAAGATATCGGTTTGCCTCCAAGCTACTTTACAGACTTAGGTGTAATGAAGAAGAACCGTGATGCAAGAGCTAAGCAACAGCAAGCTCAACAGCAACAGCAAGAAGCTTTAGTTAAGGCTAAGGTAGCAGCAGATGCTGGTAAAGGCGCACAAGCGGCTGCTAGTGCTCCGTTAGGTCAGGGAAGTGCTCTTGATAGTCTCTTAGCTGGAATGGGTGGCAATGGTGGTGGTCAGTGAACGCTGAAGATAGGGAACTACTCCTAGATCACGATAAGATTGCTGAAGAGAAAAAGATATATGAACGTGGCATTGCGGATCATACTAAATACTTAGACGATTGGCGGGAAGTATTAAGTACACCAGCAGGTCGTAGAATAGTTTGGGATCTTCTTGGTGGGATGGGTTTCCAAAGAGATTTGTTTAATTCAGATCCATTGATAATGGCAATGAACTGCGGGCAACACAAGCTCGCATTAGCAATGGCTAAAAGCATTGAAGAAGCAGTACCAGGTGTTTTTGCAAAGATGACAAACGAACAAAGAAGCTTACAAGCAAACAAGGAGAGATAAAATGGCAGAGCCAATACCAACACTAACAGCACCACTTGATATCAAAGTAGATACTAAGACAGCAGCCGCACCTGTTGCACCAGTGGCTCCGGCCCCTGTTGCTGCAGCGCCTGTTGTTGACAATAAAACCACACCAGCAGCGGAAGTAAAGCCTGACGTCAAAGCAGAAGTAAAGCCTGCTGAAGAGCTCAAGTCTTTGCTAGACGAAGCAGGTGAGGAAGAAGTAAAGGTAGCAGAAGCAAAGGTTGTGCCTGATAAGTACAGCTTCAAACTTCCTGAAGGAATGACTCTCGATGAAGCAACGAATAAGATTGTAGAGCCATTGTTTAAGGAACTTGGACTTGACAACGATCAGGCGCAGAAGCTTGTTGATGCTCAATTCGCATTAACAAAAGCGAACGAAGATGCTCATGTTAAAGCTTGGGAAGAGTTCTGTGAGAACCAGAAGACAGAAGCCAAGACTTACTTTGGTACAAAGCTTCCTGAAGTCATGAAAAATGTGGCACGGGCACGTGACACCTTTATCCCTAAGGATGCGTCAGGAAAGTCAGCATTGCAAGATAAGCTAAATGCAGCAGGCTTCTCAAACGATAAGGACTTTCTTGAATTTATGGATAGAGTTGGTCGCATCATAGGTGAAGGTAAGTTCGTACAAGGTAAACAATCTTCTCCTGCACGTGGTATGGCAGGTGTTGAAACGCCGATTGGCAAAGAAGCCACATTGGCAGATGTTTATCCTTCTATGATTAAAAAGTAAACTAAGGAGCAATTATGGCAACCGCAATCACGAATGCTTGGCCGACATTAGTCGACGTCGCACGTCGTCTAGACCCAAATGGCCGGATCGCGCGGATGGCTGAGATTCTCAATCAGTATAATGAGATCTTAGATGATATCCCGTGGATCGAAGGGAACTTGCCGACAGGTCATAAGACATCGCTTCGTGCTACAATCCCCAATCCAACTTGGAGATTGATTAATCAAGGCGTTGTACCTGTTAAATCCACATCGAATCAGATCACCGAGTCATGTGGTATGATGGAAGCATATTCAGAAATCGACTTCGCTCTGGCCCAATTAAATGGGAACACACCTGAGTGGAGAGCTTCTGAAGACGCTGGCGTCATGGAAGGTATGAACCAAGCATTAGCATTTGCTTTGTTCTATGGTGACACCTCAATCAACCCTGAAAAGTTTGTTGGGTTTACACCACGGTATTACACCTACTCACCATCTGCAACACAGACGAGTGGGCCTCAGTACAATGTTATTAGCGCAACAGCTTCACAGGCGGCTACTACAAGCAACTCTTTGACTTCAATCTGGTTAATCGGTTGGGGCGAAGATACCGTTCATGGTATTTTCCCGAAGGGTTCAAAGGCTGGTTTGACTATGGAAGATTTAGGCAAACAGACCTTGCTTGATAATAATACGCCTCAAGGTCGTTACGAAGGGTATCGCACCCATTTCAAGTGGGATTGTGGTCTTTCCGTTCGCGACTGGCGTTATGTAGTTCGTTGCTGCAACATTGACGTGACCTCATTAAATACTTCTTCAGATGCAACTGATAACTCAGCGAATCTCTTGAAGTATATGAGCATCATGATCGATAAGATTCCTCCATCCGGCAGGAGCCGCTTGGTGTTTTATATGAACCAAACAGTCCGATCCATGTTGCGCGTCAAGATGTTGAACAAGAGCAACACATGGCTAGAAATCAGTGACTGGGTGCAAGGCCGTCAAATGCCTCGTCCAAGTTTGCTCTTCCAGGGCATCCCTGTACGTCGCGTTGACCAACTTTCATTAAACGAGCCTCGTATATAGAAAGGAGGATTACCATGATTCAAGACCTAAACTTAAGGATGGATTATCAGTTGACCTTAACAACTAGTGGGCAATCCACCTACTATATTGACACCCTGGCTTCGGCAGACGCAATGCCAGCAGGTAGTTTGGCAATGTGGAAAGTTATGTGTTACACCACGCCAGTGAGCGGTGCTGGTGCAACATTAACCATCACGCTTCAAACTTGTGCTAATAACTTGTTTGATAGCAACGCTGTAACTTTGGCAGCAACATCAGCCTTAGTTGCTCCGAATATCCAAGCTCAAACTGCGAATATAGCGCCACCTGATTATGTTGCGTGGCCTTATACGCCTGCATCTGCAGTATTGGGACCTGTTTTAATTTGGGTTCCCATACCTGTTGGATGTCAACGGTATTTGAGGACTGGGTATGTTATCGGCGGTACTGGTAACTTTGCTAGTATCGGTTTGACCAGTGAAATCATACTGGACGGTGATAAGTTACTTAGTAACAATTTCCCGATTGAGGGAGCTGATATTAAGTAGTTTGTAGTTGACTCAATGAGTAGGGGAGGTGGGTTCGTGCCTGCCTCCCCTACGTTCAGAGGTTAAAATATGGCGGAACCAATCTTACAGGTAGCAAGTCAGCAAAGTATCTACAACATGGCCTTGGGACATATATCCGTTGGCCCTGTTTCAGATATCAACGAAAACTCCAATGCAGCCAATACTCTCAATGGGTTTTGGGATGCCTGTGTGCGTGAGACTTTACGTGCAGCGCCATGGGATTTTAACACGGTATACATTTCATTAGCCCAAAGCGCAACATACAAAATCATTAACAATTATTCTTACGCCTATCAATATCCTACCAACTGTGTGCGTATCTGGAAGATTCTTGCTCCTATATCAGGGACATCTATTGTTGGTGTCTTTCCAGGGATTTATCCAAACACTTCAGTGAATAGCTGGAATGGTTGGAATATGCAGAGCCAAAGGTTTAAAGTTCGCTACGATCCTGTGAATAATGGGAAGGTCATTCTTTGTAATACAGCGCAAGCGATAGGTGAATACTCTGTGCCTATCACAGACGTAACTCAATTCGATGATATGTTTGTACGCGCGCTTTCATTACGTTTAGCAGCTTATGTCTGCACACCTTTAATTAACGACGATCAGAAGGCAATGGGTTTAATGAAGCTTGCTCAAGAATCAGCAGGGGAAGCCATGCGCATGAATGATGAAGAAGGTGACACGGATCATAATGATGAACAAAGCGCTTTCTTAAACGCAAGAGGCGGTGGTGGACCTGTGAGTCCCCAGTTCTGGAACTCACCAAGCACTTCACAATATTAGGAGGAACATGAGAGTATTAGGAAACAGACTTTTGATTAAACCACATGAAGTAACTTCACAAGGTGGAATTATATTGACGAATGCTATTAAAGTAAAAGCTGACGTTATCGCAGTAGGACGCGGATATTTTGTTGACGGTCAGTGGGAACCCATGGACGTTAATGTAGGTGATGTGGTTTATTTCCAAGGTGGCGTTGAGATTGAAAAAGGTATTTTAGTTATCAGTGAAAAAGATGTCTTAGCAATTATGGAGGAGAAAAATCATGTACGACCACGGAGTAAAGCCAGAGAAGTTGTATCCAACAATGCCTGAAGAGTCAAAGGAAATATATCCTGGGATATCAATCCCTGCTGAAGCGTTTGATAAGGGCTATGAACCAGGCGATGTATGCTGCATTGAAATATATGTAAAAATTGGCATGATGAGCGAAGAAACTTATCATTGTGAACTATTAAAGAGCGAAGACTGCACAAAGGAAGATGAGAAAGAATAAATGGCTCAGACTATTCCCTATGCGGTAAATTCCTTTGCCGGTGGAGAGTGGGATCCACAGCTTCAGTCTTCCGTTGATCTTGCCAAGTATAAGACCGCTTGCAAAGTCATGCGCAATTTCTTTTCTCATGTAAATGGTAAGGCTTCTAATCGTCCTGGTACATTGATGGTTGGCGCTACTGCCTTGTCCACAACCAATCAAGCCGCAGTCCAGAATGTCCGACTAATTCCTTTTATCTTTAATACCGCTCAGTCCTACGTGTGTGAGTTTGGCAATGGATACATACGTTTCATTAAGAACGGTGCGTTAATAAATTCATCTCCTGGCGTTCCTTATTCGATAACTTCCCCATATACCTCAGCCATGGTCATGCAGTTGGGTTACACACAAAGTGCTGATACGATATTCTTAGCCCATCCTTCAGTTGCGCCTCAAATGTTACAACGTATCTCAGATACAAACTGGACTCTTATACCTTATCCTTACATATTCGGGCCATGGTTATTAGATAACACGAATGCTGGTTACACACTAACAGCTTCAGGCTTTGGGATGACAAGCGGTCAAGGGCTTGTTTCTGTGGGCACAAGCGTAACCTTGGCAGCTTCTGGGTTTACTCCATTTGTTTCAGGTCATGAAGGTGCTTTATGGGAACTTTATCAATATGTGCCTAATCAAACCGTAAATAATGCCGCATCAGTTCCAACGGCTGCAATCTCTTGTGGTGGAACTTGGAGGCTTATTACTAACGACACCTGGACAGGTGATGTGTGGGTAGAGAAGTCTTTGGATGGTGGGAATACCTGGTTACAACTTAATTATTATAACGCAGTAAGCAACTTCAACGTAAACACCTTTGGCACAGAAGACATGAGCAATAACGCTCCTCCGTTTCTTGTCAGGGTGAATGGTACAATATCAACCGGAACCATCGAGATAACCTTAACATGTGATCCTTACATTCAAGTAGGAATGCTCCAGATAACCCAGGTTCAGTCAAGTACCCAAGTTTTTGGAGTAGTTAAGCAACCAATAGGTATAAATGCTTCACCAACAACTGATTGGGCAGAAGGTGCTTGGTCTACCTATCGTGGATGGCCTTCTACGGTTGAGTTCTCACCAGATGACCGTTTATGTTGGGCGAATACTCCATATCAACCTATTACCTCATTTATTACACAGACAGGAAACTATTTCAATTTCAACGTGAATAATCCTTTGGTAGATTCGGATTCGCTTAATATAAACCTACCTTCAAGACAGTTAAACGCTATAAATTCTTTAATTCCTTTAAGGGCTATTCTTGCTTTAACCTCAGGTGGGGAATGGTCTATTGAATCAACGCAAGGCGTGACAGCACCTTTAACTCCATCAACAGTCTACCAGCGCGTCCATGGGTATGAGGGATCAACTATAGTCAGGCCTTTAACTATCGGTATCAGGGCGTTATTCGTTCAAGCTCTTGGTAAAGTCGTGAGGGATGTGGGATATGAACTTATCTTCGATTCTTTTGTGGGTGCGAACATCAGCTTATTCTCCAATCATTTATTTTTTTATGACAATATCGTTGATATGTGTTATTGCCAAAATCCTGACAGCTTGGTATGGCTTGTTATGAAGTCTGGCAAGCTTGTAAGTCTTACATACCTACGTGAGCAACAGGTAGTCACATTCTCACCTCATGATACCTTTGGCGAGTTTATGTCTTGTTGCGCTATCACAGACTCGGTAAATAACTATAACGTACCGTATTTCGTAGTGAATCGTGCGAATGGGCAGTTCATTGAGTATATGCCTAAGCGTATGAACAGTCAGTATATTGAAGATCAATACTTCGTAGATGGCGGTGGGATATACGACGCTTTAGGTCAGAGATTCCAGAATGCTGATTTTGAAACATGGTCTTTGGGCCCTAACGCTGCCCCTGATTATTGGACTTTAGTTCAAAGCGGCACCGTAACGCAGACCATGGCTCCTATAACTACACCGAATAATGTAACCAATGTAGAGAATGGACTGTCATCTGCTTTATTACAAGGAACGAATCCTATCCTTCATCAGCAAATGGATCAGGCTTACGGATCTACATATTGGCAAGGTCGTACAGTTACGTTTAATGCTTTTGTAAGGTGCGGGACAACTAACACGGCTTGTGTGTCTATCTACGATGGTGTAACACATACTCAGTCCTCGTTTCATCCTGGTGACAACTCTTGGCAATTACTATCGGTTACGGCTGTCATCGGAAATAGCGCAACAGGTGTTTACGCTCAATGTAAAGTCTTCAATGGGAAAGCCTACTTTGATAACTCTTACTTTAATTCAGGAATTTCATCTATCACAGGCGCTCAGTGGCTTAATGGTCAAACTATCTCAATACTGGCTGATGGGTTCATATTACCTACTACAGTAGTCCAGAATGGGGTTATAAGCTGGCAAGGTGGGGCTAATTACAATAAGATAGCCTATGGGTTGCCTTTCACGGCTCAACTACAACCTACGACACCTTACGTGCCAATGCCAGCAGGTACGATGCAGGCTCACACTATTAATATCGGCAAAGCTGTTATAGGGGTTTGGAATACCGCAGGAGGCATGGTTGGGACTGATTTTGAGGATATGAAGCCTATTCCTGACCTTGCAATCGTCAATTACGACCCGCCAGCTTCACCTCTTTATACAGGTAATGTTGGTGTGATACTTGGCTCAAACTCACAACCTGAAAACTCTATCTGTATTCAACAGTCTGATCCTTTACCTATTACGGTATGTAACATTGTTGAAGAATTGCAAATAAGCGGGCTTCCCGCAAACCAGGGGCCATGAACTTAACCTACGAAGATTCTATTGTTGGCGAGATAAGGCCAAGCGTAAAAGAAGATTGCGAAGCTATCGCTAAGAATATGCGTGACCAAGATAAGAAGGAAGCATGGAGCGCATTTAGAATGACACCTATTCAAATAGCAGAGTATTCTTTTAACAAGTCTTTGATATCAATGACGATTATCCATGAATCGCCTATTGCTATGTTCGGGATTATGACACATGATTTATCCATAGGTGTTCTTTGGATGCTTACAACCCATGGCTTAGAATCTAATGGTTTCGGACGGCCTTTTGTTCGTAACTGTAAAAAATGGTTTAATGAAATGTTGGAAATATATCCAGTTTTAATTGGCACAGTAGACTTGCGTAATACAACTTCAGTCCGCTGGCTGAATTATTTAGGTTGTGAATGGGGAGAGCAACATTTATTTGGAGAAGACAAGATGCCTTTTAAGGGATTCTGTTTTAGAAAGAAAATATGAGAATTGATTTGTTATTTAGAAGGCAGTATGGCCCGCTTGCTCTTATCCCTGCAGCAATAGGGGCAATAGGATCAACGGCAGGCGCAACTTTAGCGGCTGGTGGAGCATTTGCTACCGCTGGAGCAGCGGCAGCTTCAGCAGGAACGGCAGCAGCGGCTATAACGGCAGGTTCTGCCGGAATAGGTATTGGTGGATTAGCAATGGGAGCAGCCGCTTTAGGAGGTGCTGTTTCAGCCTACGGTGCTTACCAACAAGGCCAAGCTCAAAAGAACATGATGAACTACCAAGCGCAAGCTGCGGCAGTTCAGCAAGGAATAGTTTCACAAACAGCACAAGCGAATATCACAGGTGAAGAAAATCAAGCCGCGTTACAATCTGCGCAATTAGGGCGTCAACAATCAGCTGTTAAGGGCGCACAGGCCGCAGCTATGGGTGCCCAAGGATTAGATGGTTCAGTTACCGGAGCAGACATTGCCAAAGACACCTTCACTAAAGAACAAATGGATCAATCAACTTTAATGTATAACGCTAATGTTAAATCATGGGACATTACTAATCAAGCCAATGCTCAATTATGGGGATTAGGCGCTCAACAGACCCAGTACTCTATGGGTGCTGAGAACGCAGCCACGGCAGGAGATATCGCCGCTGGCGGGTCGTTATTAAGCTCTGCCGCACAGGTAGGAACTATCGGGGTAATGAATCAAGGGTTTAATCCTGGATATGGAATATACTAAAGGATATTTATGGATCAGTATCAACAACAAATAACTCCTGAAGCAACACAGGCAACGACACCTGAAGAACTGCATCCTGTAGCTGCCGCTTTTGGTGGTGATATTGGCGCAGCCTTAGAAAAAAGTGGATCAGAGGTAGCAGATCGTGTTCAAACACTTTCTTTGCACATGGCAAGGATGAACTACTATCGAGGTGAAGCGCAACGCGCAGACCTTTTAAATAATTATAAAACACAACTCCAAACTAAACTTTATGGTGATCCAACTGATCCTAATGCCACAGTAACATCAGTAGGTGGTAATGTTATGCCAGATGCAGGAAAAATGACATTATCGGCAGGACCGTCACCTTCTAATGTGACTCCTACAGCGGCACCCGTAGAAATACCTGCTGGTGTTTATCAGCGTAAAGGCTATGCAGCCGCAGGTGCAATACAAGACGTTGACCAATGGCATCAACAAGCTTCTCAACAAATAATGGATCAAGCCCAAGGTTTAGGACTTCGTAACAATGCTGTTTTAAAGACCCAAATGGATAACGCTTGGTCATCTGAACGTATGGGTATTGTTAAGCATGAAGCATCGCAAATTGACCAAGCACAACAGCAGACATGGTTTAAAGGAATGCAGTTAGATGCAGATAACGCTGTTACTAAGCAAGATCCTGTTTCTTTGGGACGCACAATAGATTCAATTAATCAAACAAATCAAGTTCTAAACGATCATCAAGGAAAAGACGACAATGATCCTATTCGTGAATTAACTGCAAATAAGTTTATTGGACAGGCGCTTAACAACTCAATGACTGCAAATCTAAAATCTACTGGTGGAAATCCTGCACAGTTTCAGTCAACACTTGACGAGCTACACGATAGTGGAAAGATTAGCGATACTGTTTATGACAACGCCGGAGAGCGTCTTGATAGGGTTTCAAAACAATTAACATCTCAAAATGAAACCGCTGCCAGACTCAAGTGGTTAATAGTCGTATGAGTACAATAGGTTCAGCGTTACAAGGTAAATTAGACTTCTCAAATCCTAATACGTTGAGTGAGATTTCTGCACAAGACCCCAAGCTTGGTGAGGCATTAGACGAATACAATAATAATAAAAATTCTAATGTTAAAGATGAGGATGCCACCTTTGCAGATGCTACAGAGAAAATATTTAATTCAAAAAATAAACAAGAAATTACAGATTACACAATGAAGGTTTTGAAAGAAGGAAACATATCTCAAGACAGATTGAATATCCTCGTCGGTAGCGCAATGGATCGTGGTAAAAACTTACCTGACTTAGATGGTCAAAGCAAAGCCTCTAATCCTATACAAGATTCAATTGATGCAGGAGTAAAACATTTAATGAATTGGGGAAAAGAACAAGGGACGCAAGACGCAGGGACGATGACAGATTTCTTGGGTGGTGTAAAAACGAAGCCAGTTGACCAAGCTATCAACGATGCAAAAATAAATACTTTAGTAAAGAATAATCCTTCATTGGCAACAATAAATAAAGAAAAATATGCCTAATCAGATTATTCCTAAAGACGGCAAAACAAACATTATTCATTTCGATGCAGAGAAGCAGATTGCACCTCATTTGATATTTAAACCTAAGCAACAAGGACAAGAAGAGTCAGAGAAAAATGACTGATACGGCTACAGCAAAACCGCAAGAAGCAACTCCTTCACCAGGGTTTGATGTTGAATTAAATCCAGCCCGTGATTTCGTTGGTCAAAATCAGGGGATGAAGAATGTCATGTATGCGCCTACAAATACTGTGGGAGCTTTTCCAATAAACACTTCTGACCAAGATATTCAAGCGGCCTTTGAACAATACAATGCCAAGCGCCCAACAGAGGACGTCAATCCTAATCTTTATAATAATATTGTCAAACCTGCTTTAGATCAGTCAAAATTGACCGGAAATAATGCGATATTCTACAATGCCAAACGCCGTGAGTCCGAAGTAGATCCTGTGTCTAATTTCTTAAATGCTGGTGCTACTTTTGGACTAGCTCAAAATAAATCTATTGAAGCCCAAGGTGAGGCAGAACTACATCCTGGTGAGGCGATTATAGGCAATTTAGTTGGTCAAATGGGCGCCATATTAACTACGGCAGGTTTATCAGAGGCTTTAGGGGCTTCAAAAGTGGCTACAAACCTTGGTTTAGCGGCTCGTGGTGCCACACCTTTGGCTATTAGATCAGCTATGGTAGGTAGTGGTGAGGTATTAACAGAACAGACCGCTGGTAAGGCTATACAAGGCACAGTACAGGCTATGACTAGTAATGCCATACTTGGGAGTCTTTATCAAGGCATTTCAGAGGCTGCAAGGCAAGGTAAAGCCATGTTTGATGATTCAGAAGGCAATATCAAGCAAAATGCTCCTGATTTGGTTAAATTTGGCACAGAAACGCTTAAAGGGATAGGTTGGGGACCATGGGGCGTTGGCGCGCCTTTTGAAATGAAAGCTTTAAGTGGGGTAATGAGTGGAAGTGCTGCGGTATTCTCAACTGCTTATTTATTGTCCCGCGCTTCCGGCATGGATGAGCCTGATTCTGTTTTAAATGCTACCATGGGCACTGCCTTACATTTTACAGGAGCAATTAACCATACGCCTGAACAAGCTAAGAATGTTGTTGAAAGCACACAAAATGCTTTGGCTGATTATATCAAGGCTAAGAATCAAGCCACTGGTGTTGGAAATATGAATGAGTTAGCTGCTAAAAAATTTACGGATAATGAACTTCAAGATGTTGGAAAATTATATGCCGAGCCACAAGTTACTGAAAGACCTGCGCCTTTTGTTAAAGCAAGTCAAGAATCATGGCCTGCACAGGATATTGAAACACCAACTGGAACTATGTCAGGCGGAGTAGAAGATAAGATTGTTAAACAGGTAGTCCAGAATATAGCTGATAAGGTCATGCAGCCACATATTGAAGCATTTGAGAATGAGGGCGGTGGACAGCAACAAGGAATTGAACCTAAAGAAGAAACTTTACAAGAAGGAGAACAAAATGCCAATCAAGGAAGAGAAAGCGCTCAAGGCGGAAGCGGACAAGAAGGGGTTGAAGGGGAAGCACAAGCTGGCGTACATTTACGGGACGATGCGCAAGGGGGGGTGGAAGCCGAAGCGGGAGCAGAAGTAGCTAATCGCACTCTTGACCTGACCACGTCTGGTAACAATCCGAAGAATGCGGGGGATGAATCTTTAGGTAAAGAACAAGCGCAAGAACAAGAAGAATTGAGCAAGCCACAGAAAGAATCTCAACCAGTTGTCGATCAGAAGTCTTCATCAAAAGAAAGTATACCACCTAATGAAGGAGAAAGCAAGGTTAGTGGTTTATCTAAGTCTGTAGAAGAAGATGCCATTCATAAGGGTTTAGTTGAGGATTTAGGAGATTTACCATCATATAAAACCCGTGATATGGCTACAATAGCCAAGAAGGTATCAGATTTCATTGATAAAGATCCTGAATTAGCCAAAAAGATAGCTTTAGGCGAAGCGCCAGAGCAAGATGACATTCGTTCACAAGAATTATTCACAGGATTAAAGGCAAAAGCATTTAAAGAAGGTGATGTGCCTTTAATACATGAGCTTGGAACAAATGAAAATGCTTCTGCAATGGCTACAGAACTTGGCCAGCGAGTAAAAGCTTTAGATTCTAATGATTCTGAAAATCCTGTAAATATAGTAAGGGATGTTCAGAAATCAAAATCTAAACCAACTAAAGAAATGTTGAAAGACCAAGAAAAGACGGCTAAAATTATTGAAAAAGAATTTAAGAAAGTAAAGATTAAAAAAGAAGATTGGAACTCTTTTATGGAAAGCTGGAAGTGCTAAATGCCATTTTGCCTAACCCCACAAGCAACTAAAATGATTCAAGAAAAATTCACCGAAGATAAAATTACTCCAGAAGAACTAGGAGATATGGATTCAGAACAACGTCATGGATATTTAACATCTATTGTAGATGAACCAACGGCAACTAAATTGAACGAACTTATAGAAAGCAAACTTATTCTAAAGAATCAACAACAAGGACTAATTAACGGTCTTAAAAAAGCCTTTGGTGAAGATCATCCATCTTTAAGAGATGCGGTATCAAAAGTTATGCGGATGGAGAAAGTATTAAAGCCAGAAGAAGGAAAACAATTCATGGCAGATTTAGCCGCTCATAAAGTTGGTGGTGCGGTAACATTAGATCAAACAGCTCACATTTATGATATGGCAAAGGCAGCGTCAGACTCTAAAGAAGAACTTGAAAAAGATCCGCTCAATAAATATAAGATTATTGATTATGGTCGTAAGTACCTTGATCTTGTGGATTATGCCGATTCATTAAAGCCAAAAGCAAATCCTTTTATGAGTTTTTCAAATTGGTGGAACCTTCCTAAGTCTGCCTTGACTTCTGTTTTACACTTCTCTGCGCCAGGTGTTCAGGGATGGGGGATGGCGACAACAGGAAGATTCTGGCAGGCTTTTGGAAAAATGTTTAGTTATTTTGGGAATCCTTTAAAAGAATCAGAATCTTACGAGGATTTAAAAGCTTACATTGCTGGCCATCCTGATTATAAGTTTGCAAAAGATGGAAGATTAGGATTAACCCACTTAGGTGACAAATTAAATTTGCGTGAAGAAGCTATGCAGTCAAGTCTTTTAGAACACGTCCCAGGATTAGGCAAGATAGTAACAGCTTCAAACAGAGCTTTTGGGGGTTTTCTTAATGATCTTAGATTTAATCGTTTTACCGATTTATTGAATGCCGCACGTTTACATGGTGAAGACGTTAGTATTGGCTCTAAGGTAGTCAAAGACATTGCAAATACTGTCAACGATTTTACAGGACGTGGGGATCTTGGAGAGAATGATAGATATGCCTCTGCTCAAACTTTGGCAAATAATGTATTTTTTGCTCCACGTAAAATGATAGCCACTATGAATATGTTTAATCCTGTACGTTATTTAGACCCAAGCGTTAGTCCTACGGCTCGAATTGGTGCGACTCGTCAGTTAGTTGGAAGCCTTATCGCAACATATTCAATTCTTCAATTAGCACAGATGGCAGGAGCAAAAGTAAATTTAGATCCACGTAGTCAAGATTTTGCAAAGATAAAATTAGGCAAGACAGATTTTAATATCACTGGAGGAAATTCTACTTATATAAGAACATTGGCTCAATTAGCTACAAATACAAAAATAACTTCTGGTGGTCATAAACTAACTTTAGGAAAAGGCTACAAACCTGAAACACGTGCCGATGTTGCTATAGATTTTATGAGAGGAAAATTATCCCCATCTGCATCAGTTTTAGTTGATGGATTATATGGTAAAGACATGGCCGGAAACAAATTCAATGTTGAGAACGAAGCGTATAACAAATTAGTCCCAATATTTACAAAAAGCTTCATTGATTTAGTACGCAACGATCATGACAACGGAATGGCTTACGTTGGCTCATTGGCAGCAGCTTTAGGCGTTGAAATGCACACCAAAGAACCGAGAGGAAAGGGAAAATGAAAAAATTTATCTTAACAATTTTACTATCAATAATCGCTGGATACGCTGGAGCGAACGTGCCAAGTGCCACTCCTCTTTATAATCAATACAGCTGTAATGGAAGTGCTACACAATTCCCTTATCAGTTCCAAATCACAGCACCAAGTGATATGCAGGTATTTATTAACAATAATGCGGGAACTATTACTCAACAACCTTCTTCAGCCTTTTCTGTTGACCAGACTAACGTATGGGTGAATTATCCTTTGACAGGTTCTCCGTGTCCCAATGGAAGCACAATCACGCTTCAAGCGTCAACTCCTATAACTCAAATAACCACTTATTCTCAAAGAACTCCTTTTACAGCGTCCGCAGTAGGGTTATCTTTCGATAAATTGACTTTAATCGACCAACAGCTTCAGGGACAGTTAAATCGTGCTATTTTAGCTCCTGCGGGTACAAGTGCTTTTACATTTCCAAGTAGTGTTCCGAGTAATCTTTTAGGAGTACTCTGCGTTGATACCACTGCT